CACCTTTTAATAAACCTGATACGCTTGATTTCGATGCAAAATGATACGGAAATAAAACAGACCTCACGAGGGGTCGGGCTAATTGGCAGCACTGAGCCTAGAATCCACACGCCCTTACTCAAAGGTCGCACAAAGTCGCAAGAGGTTGCAGATCTAGCTGAGAAAATTGGGATGCCGTTAATTCCCTGGCAACGCTGGGTGCTAGATGATTTACTAGTTGTAGATGATGCAGATATGTGGGTCAAGAAGACTGGACTCATTCTTGTTAGCAGGCAATCGGGGAAGACTCATCTAGCCAGAATGCTTATATTGGCACATTTATTTATTTGGGGTTCTAAGAATGTTTTGGGTATGTCCTCTAATCGAAATATGGCATTAGATACATTTAGAAACGTTGCTTTTACTATAGAAGATAATCAATTCTTAAAAGATCAAGTAAGACAGATACGTCTGGCTAATGGACAAGAATCGATAACCTTACTTAATGGCGCTAGGTATGAAATTGCAGCAGCTACTAGAGATGCACCTCGTGGCAAAACAGCGGACTTCTTATATTTAGATGAATTACGTGAATGGTCAGAAGAAGCATTTACAGCTGCATTACCAGTAACACGTGCAAGGCCCAACTCTATGACTTTAATGACCAGTAACGCTGGCGACGGCTTTAGCACAGTGCTTAACGATCTTAGAGAGCGTTCATTATCTTATCCACCAAAGACTTTAGGTTATTACGAATGGTCAGCGCCACAACACTGTAAAATACACGATAGAAAAGCTTGGGCTATGGCAAACCCCGCCCTTGGATATTTAGTAACAGAGCAAACCCTGGAAGAAGCCGTAAACACAAACAGCATAGAAGCTACTCGCACAGAAATGCTTTGCCAGTGGATTTCAAGCACTGTCAGCCCTTGGGCCTATGATTCAGTCCAACAATGTAGCGATAGCACTTTAGAAATCCCAGTTGGGCCACAGACAATTATGGCATTTGATATTGCACCTACTAGAAGATCAGGCGCTTTAGTAATGGGCCAAATAAAAGACGGCAAAATAGCAGTCGGACTTGCACAGCTTTGGCATAGCGATATTGCTATAGATGAAATGAAAATGGCAAGCGATATAAATGAATGGGCTAAAAAATATCATCCGACTACTATCTGTTTTGACAAATACGCTACCCAGACAGTTGCGACCAAGCTTGAACAAAGTGGCTGGCGATTGGAAGATTGCAGTGGGCAAAAATTTTACCAGGCGTGCTCTGACCTTGCCAACGCACTGGCTCAAAACACTATGGTTCATTCAGGGCAACAGGATCTAGTGCAACATCTCAATAACTGTGCAGCTAAAACCTCAGATTTTGGCTTTCGTATAATCAGGCGTAAATCAAGTGGCGAGGTTACAGCTGCTATATCATTGGCTATGGTCGTAAGTCAATTAACTAAGCCACAACAAACCGCACAAATCTTTGTCTAATTTGCACCAATAGTCCGATTTATGGTATAAAGTATACATATGGGTCTATTGTCTGCTTTGGGTATAACCAATAATAGTAAAGCCGTACAAGCGCAATACGCCCCTGCCGTTATGGGCGATAACAGCCTCCAATTTGGTTACAATACATTTGGATTTGGCCCGATGGATCGCACATTGGCGACACAAGTGCCAGCGGTCAACAGATGCTTAAATTTAATTAAAGGTGTTATTGGATATTTACCTTTAGAGCTGTACAAAAAATCTACAGGTCAAAAATTAGGCAAACCATTATGGTTAGAGCAACCAGATATAAGACAACCAAGATCAGTAACAATTAGTTGGACTGTGGACAGCCTTATAATGTTTGGGCAGGCTTTTTGGCGTTGTACAGAAGTTTATGCAGACGATTTACGCCCTGCTAGATTTGAATGGATCGCTAATAGCCGTGTAGTAGCACAAACAAATCAATTAGGTACAGAAGTTTTATATTACACAGTAGATGGCGCTAAAGTGCCTATGGTTGGTGTTGGATCTTTAGTTACATTTCAAGGATTAACACAAGGCGTATTACAAACAGCAGGCCGCACAATACAAGCAGCTTTAGATTTAGAAAAGGCAAGTGCAGTAGCGGCACAAACACCAATGGCTACAGGATTTATTAAAAACACTGGCGCAGATATGCCAGAGTCACAAGTACAAGCATTATTAGCAGCCTGGAAAACAGCACGTCAAAATAAATCAACAGCATACCTAACTAGCACATTAAGTTATGAAACTGTTGGATATTCACCTAAAGATATGATGTACTCAGAGGCACAGCAATACTTAGCAACGCAAATCGCTAGAGCTATGAACGTGCCAGCGTATTACATATCAGCAGATATGAATAACAGTATGACTTATCAAAACATTATCGATGGCCGCAAAGAATTTGTTGCCTATTCGCTACAACCATACATTTGTGCTATAGAAGATCGCCTATCAATGGATGATATAACCCCACGTGGCCACGTAGTTAAATTTGCATTAGAAGAATCATTCTTACGTGCCGACACAATGAAGCGCCTAGAAGCTATAGAGAAAATGTTGTCACTAGGTTTAATAGATGTAGAGCAAGCTAAAGAAATGGAACAAATGACACCTAACGGAAATGAGGACACTGATGTTACTTACGTTCAGTAGCCAGATTGAAAGCGCAGATGGCGAGCGCAGAGTAATTGCAGGCAAGATTGTGCCATTTGAAGTACCTGGCAACACCAGTGCTGGCAAAGTTGTATTTGCTAAAGGATCAATAGAGGTAGGAGATCCAGGCAAGATCAAGATGCTTATGCAACACAGTGCAGAGCGCCCAATCGGCAGAATGCAAAAATTTAACGAAGCAGAAGATGGTATTTACGCTAGTTTTAAGATTAGTGCCAGTATGTCTGGCCAAGAAGCACTTATACTTGCAGGAGAGCAATTAATTGACGGCCTGTCTGTAGGTGTGGATGTAATCAAATCATCACAAAAAAAAGATTATATTTATGTAACTAAGGCAACACTCAAAGAAGTTAGCCTAGTTGAATCACCAGCATTTACAGAAGCACAAGTAACTAAAGTTGCCGCTAGCGAAGGCGAAGCGGATGCAACAAATCAACCAACTACGGAAAGTGAGGCTATAGTGGAAAACACCACCGAGCCAACAGCAACACCAGTGGTCGAGACTGCTCCAGTAGAAGCCGCACGCCCTACAATTAGTGCATCCTTCTATACAGAGCCACGCTCACCAATCAGAACACAAGCACATATGCTGGAACACAGCATTAAAGCAAAATTAGGTAACCACGAATCAGCACAGTGGGTTATGAAAGCAGAAGCAGATGTAGCAAAGTATTTAACTGCTGCCGATGACTCATTTACAACCAACCCAGCATTTAATCCAACACAGTTTGTACCTACAGTAGTAGATACACTTATTGGATCACGCCCAGCTGTAGATGCAATCGGTACACGTGCATTACCAGCAGCAGGTATGACTATCTCAGTACCAAAGATCACTACATCAGGTACAGTTGCAGAGACTGCAGAAGCAGGCACACCATCAGAAACAGGTATTGTCTCAAGCTATGTAAATCTCACAGTCAAAAAATACAGTGGCCTTCAACGCTACAGCCTTGAAGTCCTTGAGCGCAGTTCGCCCGACTTTTTTCAGGCTATGCTTGAAAATATGACTCGAGCCTATAATAAGGCAACAGATGCAGCAGTAATTGCAGCACTAACAGCAGGTGGCGCACAAGCTAACCCACAAGCTGCAACATCTAACGGCCTTATTGCCTACGTAGCAGAGCAAGCACCAGCTGCATACCTTGCAACAGGTGAGTTAGCAACTGCTTACATCGCTGGCACTGGCCAATGGAATCTGTTAATTGGTGCTAAGGACACAACTGATCGCCCAATTTACACAGCATCACAACCAATGAACGCAGCAGGACAAGCATCACCACGTTCACTCCGTGGCAACGTATTAGGTCTTGATCTATACGTAGATCCAAATGCTGTATCTACTGTTATCGATGAGTCAGCATTTATTGTTGTACCATCCGCAGTATCAATTTATGAGTCTCCAATTTTGAGACTTTCCACCAATATCCCAACATCGGGAGAAATTGAGACCTCACTTTACGGCTATATGGCCGTTGGTGTATTAGTACAAGGTGGAGTCCGTCGCTTCAACCTATCCTAATAAGTTAAACCAGTAATAATCCTCTGGGGTTTAGTAGCCCTAGCCCCAGGGGAGCTTTTATAAGAGAGGACAGTATGCCGAGTACATTTGTGACCAAGGCCGAGTTACGCAGTAATTTGGGGATAGGCACTTTATACACCGATGCTGTCGTAGAAGAAGTTTGCCAAACAGCAGAAGATTTATTAAATCAATACCTCTGGTATAACGAGGCACCAGTAGTAGGTGCAAGTTTAAACAATAACGTGGCTACTTTAGTATTAGCAAATCCTGGCATATTTGTAACAGGTCAAACTATTAGCGTAGAAAATAGTGGCAGCATTTATGGCGGCCAACACGTTATTACTGGATCATTTCCAGGCACTACCACCCCAGTGTCAATTGGCACAGCGTTTTTAACCAACTTAGCATTCACAAATTATCCATCTGGTTATTCATTTATTCAGTTTGCTAAAGTACACGCAAACGATCCATTCCACAGAATTATCCCTAGCGGCAAAGTTGTAGGCCCAGATAAAAAAGACACAGATTACAGTGCGACCCCAGCCATAAGAGAAGCGGCGATGATAATTGCCGTAGATGTTTGGCAAGCGAGGCAGGTCAGCCAAACTGGTGGGGTAGGTATGGATGGGATCAGTGCCAGCCCTTATCGGATGGGTTATCAGCTGATTAACCGAGTACGTGGTCTCATCCAACCTTACTCAAACCCAAATTCTTTGGTCGGCTAATGGCA